TATTCTTTAATTTGATCGGCACTAAACTCAATTGATATATTGGCTTTTTTTAATAGAGGATTGCCTGAGTATGTATCAGATGATGACATAATTTAAATATTTTTTATATTTACAATAGCTTCTAATGTAGACAAATATAACTTTACATAACATTTGGTAGCAAGCTTCAATTCCTCCACATCCGTACATTCGTCAATTTCGTTAGACATACGTGCATATTCAAATTGTTTTGTTAAATCATTTAATGGGATTTCATCTGGATTTCTCAATTGTAGTCTCCATAAACAAAATAGGGTTTGGTTGGATCTTTTACCGAAAGTTTATAATTTAATACCTTTGCATCTGGATATATTTTATTTACTTCACTGGTTATTTCATCTTTAGATGGCCTACTGAAGCCCGGAACAAAAAATTGTATCATTCTATAAATTCCTCTCCAAGATAATAATATTGAATATGTATTACCAGTAGCTTGTAATCTCATATAATTTTCATTTACTTCTTTAGACTTATTTCCCCAGTTTTCAGCACCAACTTTACGGCACTTTACTAAAGATGCAGATCCATACGCAGAAGGCCAAACTTTAAATCTAGACTTTACTTTATAATAGCAAGCATCTTTAGTTCCACTACCTTTTCCAGGAATATCTTTAGTCGCTTCTTCCAATGATGGCTCCGCTTTTATATAATGTTTATGCTTAGTTCCCTTAGCAAATGTCTTAACCATTGTTGGCTTAGCGGAACTTGATTTTTTTTGTTGATTTGGATCTTCTTTTCTTTTTCTTTCTATTGCAGATTTTATAATATTTTTCCCAACTTTTCCTTTATTTTTCAATGCTGATAATCTACCACTACTGAAACATTTTGGAGTTTTTGCTTCTCCTGGCTCATTCGCACAAGGACTACCATCCGCTTGAACCCATCCTTTTTTATTATCTTTAGATTTTGAGCTATTAAACCAATGAAATAGCGTACCCTCTTTAATATTTTTTTCTATTTTACTTAATCCATCATAATAATCTGGCAACTCGTCTAGATGTTGAGATGCAATAGATAATGCTAAATTTTTATCCTTAGTATGTTCCATCTCAACTTTTCTTCCAATTTTCAGTTGAGTTATAATATGACTTATGGGAACCCTATGTTTTTTTGCAAGCTCTTCTGGAGTTTTAACTGGTTTTAACTGTTCGGTATAAACTCTAAACTCTTGAAATGTTTTCATTTTATTTTTCCTTCATACTATCTTTAAGAAATTTTTGAAGTTCTGCTGTAGAACCAACGAACAATGCATTTGTAGTGTTGTTTGTAACTTTTGCTGAAGTTTTCTCCACAAGTTCTTCCTCTAGTTTTTTAATTTTTTGTTGATTATCTAAAAGTTTATCTGACAAATCACCAACTGCTTTTAATAGTTGGCCCACAACTTCAAAATCTCTCGCTTTTTGGGTCTCCTTAGCAATGTCTAACATTTCATATGCGGCATCATTACCAAGCTGTATTAATTCATATACAGTATTTCTAGTATGAGTTATATCACTATCTAAAATATCTGTAGATAGTGGTTTTTTTAATTCCTTCTTAGTAGTTTTAATAATTTCTTTTGAAATAGTTTCTACATCTGCTTCAATTTCTAATGCTTCATCTATTGGATCAAAATTTCTTTTCATACATCTATACCTTTTCTTGGACTATAAATTAACCCATCACCAAAATCAAAGGTTTCCTCATTAAAATTAAAATCATCTCCAGGTTGAATGAGTTCATCATCTACAAAATTTATAACATCGATAGTATCTCCCTCTTGATGCGTAACTACTTCAGTACCATCTTGGCCTCTTATTACCTGTAGTTCATTTCCATCTATAGATTTTATATACATATTTTCACTGTTAATTTGTATGTAACTATTGGGCTCTAATGATGTGGAATCTGAAACTGTAAATTTAGTTATTTTATCATTGATGTCTTGTGATATTGTAGTAGTTTCGTCAGTATCATAATCGTCTACCGCTCTAGGTGTTACTACATACCGACGTTGACGAGAAGCATTCTTTCTATTAGTATCGGTGTAATAATCAACTTGAACTCTTTTGATAATATTACCATTGTCATCGGTATCAACTGGACCAAAGAAAAATATTTTGGCAACAAAATTTAATGTTGTAGTAATAAACCTACGAGTATCAAAATTTCCTTCATAATCATCTTGAAATGGAGATATGCTTTGTAGAACTAAAGGTACATCCCTCTTTTCACCTAGAGTTGACGATAAATTTATAGTTAGATTGAATTCTGGTCTAAAATATGGTAATATTTGCTCTACGATCTGGAACATATCATCATTATATTTTGTGGCTATTGTAAGTTCAAATGGCAGATTGTATGGTACAGGCATATATAATTGCCTTGGAGTATTATTTGGACCTACTGTAGCATTAAATGTTTGTAGAGTTGATGATTTTCTAGCACTATCATAACCTAATTGTCCTATTTCAAAAGACATTCTTGGTAATGTTATGGCAGTCCGATTTCGCAAATCTTGTTTCTGCTCTACTCTAGCTAGAAACTTTTGAATTGGACCATATGCAATTGGAACTTTTATATAGCTAAAATCTTCCCCTTCACCATCTTGATGGCGTATATAGATATTATTAAACATCGTGCCAAATGCTGCAGATGTTCTTCTTATTATTTCGTGATAATAAAATTTACCGTTCATCTTAATACACCTTCCATACTATATTTAGAATTCTCCAAACGGATTGCTTTCGGAAAAGTCTAATACTTGATTGGAAACTTCCTGTATCTCTTCATTTGAAGCATATGCATCATAAATGTCGTCGGTTTCTATACTAAAAACTTTATATGTAGCAGCAACGCCAACTACAATTTCTCCTAATGCAAAATTACCATCTATAATGCCAACTTTAAGAATTCTTGTGTCATAGTCCCAATCTTTTACATATGCATTAGTTCCTGATACTGAACCAATAACAACTTCATTGTAAATATAATTACCAGTAGAAATTCCAAGTGGTGAAGATACAATTATATTTGGATTTCCGGTATATCCGGCCCCAGCAGTTATATATCTAATTTGAGCTACTGCACCCGACGAACTAAGTACAGAAATTGCCACTGCATTTTCTCCAGTTGGAGATGTAGAAATACTCACTATAGGTGGAGTTGAATATCCTACCCCAGCATCCAATATTGATACTGGTCCCAACACTCCGTCATTGATAATAGATGTTGCAATAAATCCAGATCCAGTAGAAGATATTATTGTAATTTTCGGCGGCTCGGTGTACCCTATACCAGAATTTATAACCAATATCTCGCTTACTGTAGATTGATTATTTCTTGTAGTCAATATTGCTACTGCGGTAGCAGTAACTCCTCCAGGTGGAGCTTTTTCTATAATTACTTCAGGCGTTGATTTGTATCCATACCCGCCATTTATAATGTCAATATATGAAATTGACTTACCATTTTGAGTATTACTTTGATTTATCGATAATTCTACAGAGGCATTTGAAGTTGCTGCAGAAGAATTTACCATATTTAAGGTCATAATATATCCAAAATCTTTTATTGTCTCGTCAATATGACCCAATCCAGTATCAATAACTTCATCTTCATATTCAAATAGTTCACATTTTAGTTCATATACGTATAAATTATTAAGTTGGTAGAATGGTCTCTTCCCCTCGACATATTTTATTTCAAATAATGCATTATCCAATGGAAAGTAAATTAAATCTCCTTCTTGTGGTCTAATTGTTAGTTTTATATCTATTTGTTCCTGAATAAATGGAGATATAAAGTCTTCAAACCTCTCTTTAGAAATTATTAATGTTATTTCATCAGTACTTCTAACACCAAATTTAGAGAGAATATCTCCTTGACCCCCAAATCCATCTGCAGTGGCTATGTATGCCTCTAGATGAAAACTGTCATCAAATTTTGAAACCAACAATTCCTTTATAATTTTTTTTTCTGTTATAAATTTACGAGGCATATATACCACATCTTGGCCGAACATTTTAAGTTGTTCGTTGACTAAATCTTGAATTAGTCTTTGCTCGGAACTGGTTCCGTTTATAAAATATGGATTTAGTGGCATTGGATTTTACCCAGTAAGTCCTATCGGTGGAAGCTCATACTCATCTCTCAATTGTCTTTCAACTTCTTCTAATTCTCTTTCTGCATCTGCGTATATTTTATCTCCATTGAGTGTAATTCCACCTGGAAGTTGAACTCCATTAAATTTTGTTAAATTTTGTCCCCACTGTCTCTTAATAGAAGCAGTTAAATATTTTTTCAACCAATAATCATTATACACCGCAGGAAAATCTGCAGGGTCTACAATTCTATAACAATCTAGTATTATGTATGTATCATCAGAAATCATCGCCCAATCGATATCCAAATATAACCTATGCTGTTTCTTATTAAATCTTAGTTGAACGTCTGGGGTCATTATATAACTAATATCTTGAAGATATTGTTTAGTCATTGCATAATTTAATATATCCAACGCCCCATAATAATATAAATCATTCAAAAACATTTGATATTTTATATTAAACATTCCTCCAGATATTGTAGTGGCATCTGTTTTAAATACCATATTCACTCCAACTACACTATCTGGCAGGGGAATATAATTTTGAGGTTGCTCTAAAATAGCAGAAGTAATTCCACTAACAGCCGTCCCAGTAGTGTACGCGGGTTGATTTCTTATTATATCTAATTCATTTGGTAGCAATTTATGCTTCAAAAATACTCTTTCAATACTATCAAAATGTCTTTCTTGAAAATATTGAACGCATCGAGGTTATACGAGGTCCCAATGCAGCGCTCTACGGCGCGAATGCGTTCAACGGCGTTATAAACATCATAACCAAGCCGCTTGAGGAAACCGAAGGCGCTTTTGTGTCGCTTACCGCCGGCAGCCGCTCGTCGCAGTGGGAGGTGCTGCGCTACGGCGGCACTGCCGATAA